GAAGTAGTTTCGACATGGCGCATACCGGACGATCTCGCGCAAGGTCGGGTGGATCGAACGGTTTTCTACTCGCTATGCCGGCGCTGCATGACTCTGATCGGCGTGCGCGATGAAATAGGGAAGCTCTTTCGTGAGTCGTTAGAGAATCGCAAACCAAAAGAACCGTTGATTAAGGTGGAGGGGTAACATGAAAGTTACTATTGAAATCGAGAAGGACACGGCGAACGTTCTCAACGAGAACCTAAAAAACCCTGACAAGGATTCATATGGGCGGGTCGGCTACTTCGTGTCGTTAGAGTTGGCGCGTGAAGTGAGAGAAGCGCTTTCCACGGTGGTGAAATGACGGATGAGCTAGAGCGACGGGCGTGCATCTTTACCAGGGCAAACGGTGGGAAGTGTTTCTATTCGCTCACGTCCTCGCCTCTGCTGAAAGAGTGGGCGCATACGACAATGCTTGAGCATATCAAGCGGGAACACCCTAGAGAGTACGATACAGAAATGGCAAAGGTGCTGGCGCAAAGAGAGCGCAAGTGTGGGGAGTGCGGTACGGCGTTTCAGGACGGTGCCTGTTACTGCTCGATGTGCGGGCGGGTTGTATGAAACACAAGCTACTCATCGCCCTGGTCGCTAGCGTCGTTTCCTGGGCGATTCTGTTCGTTGCAGGGGTATATCTGCCGCTCTGGTTGATCGGTTGGCGTCCGTGGTGAAACCTTACTATCAAGACGACGCGGTGACGATCTATCACGCGGATTGCCGGGAGATATTGCCGCAGCTTGAGCCAGTGGATGCTGTGCTTACTGATCCGCCGTATGGGATTAACTGGATACCGCGCATTAACAACCGTGCCGCTATGATTGGCGACGACGAAGAATTTAATCCGGCCTTCCTTATGGGCGCGGGTAAACAACATTTGTTTTGGGGGGCAAACTATTTTGCTAACAAACTGCCCAACAGTGAGGCGTGGTTTATCTGGTTGAAGCAGCCACCGACTTTTGACGACTGTCGAAAAACATACGCACCGTGCGAGATGGCTTGGTCTGACTTCGGCGGCAAGCCAAGAATCAAACACCATTGTTGGGACGGTAACTTTAGAGCAGGGGATCAAGGTGGCAGGTTTCTACATCCAGCACAGAAGCCTCTAGAAATAATGAAGTGGGTCATCGGCGCGGCAGACGGCGAAATCATCCTCGACCCCTTCATGGGCAGCGGCACAACGCTACGCGCGGCTAAGGACTTGGGCCGCAAGGCAATCGGCATCGAGATAGAAGAGAAGTATTGCGAGATAGCAGCAAAGAGAATGTCGCAAGAGGTTTTGCAGTTTTAATGGTGATTGCGATGGATAAGTACGAGGCAACGTTCTGGCTTGTCTGCTTTGTCTTTATGATCATATCTATTTGGCTAATGGGGTAGGCGTGCGCAACTTATAGGGGGTGGGTGATGGGAACTGCGGAAGCGATCAAACTAGGAATGACGGCGTTGGTAATGCTGTTTCAGATTATCTTGGAAATCGTCAAGGCGAAAGATAGCGGCGAAGCTCCACAGCTCGGCGGGCATGTGGCCGAACTGCTTGGACAGATCGGCAATGCCGGCAAGATCAAGGAACTAAACTCCGTTGATGTGGCGTCAATGGCTCCGGTGTTTCAAGAAATGTTCGGCATCATTCACGATCTCGTTGCGAAGGTGAAAGAGGACACGTCGGCAGTAGCGGCGAAATAAGTGAAAACTCCGGTTCAGGTATGTGGAGCCTGATCACAGTTCATCGACGCGGCGGTCAACTGCGGATTCCGTCAAGGTCACGCATGAGACTTTGGCATGATTACGAAGTTCAGAAGATCATTGCCGAGCGTGACGCCTTGAAGGTCAAGGTTACGCGGCTGGAAGAGTTGCTTGAGTCTGCGCGGGAAGTCTCGGCGCAGAGGGCGGGGGAGTTGATGAGGCTGAATGAAGAAACCAAGGGTTCTAATCTACGATCTTGAAACGGGTGGAATAAACGGATTCAAGGCGGATTTAGCTCGCGTTTATAATTTTGGTTATAAGTGGCTCGGCGAATCGAGGGTGACAGTCTTAACGGTTGATCAATACCCGAAGTGGCACAGCAAGCAAACGGGGGTATGCGATTACGGGATAATCAAAGCGGCACTGCCGATCATGGAAGAGGCTGACTTATTAGTGGCTCACTTCGGCGATAGGTTTGACAGACGATTTTTCCAAGGGCGGTGTGTAATTAACGGGTTTCTTCCGCCTCCGACAATCACCAAGCAGCGCGACACATGGCGGATTGCGCGAACGGCGTTTGCGTTTTCATCTAATCGCCTCGGCAATCTGGCAATGATGCTCGGCTTACCTGAGCAGAAGCACCAAAAGACACGCGATGAATGGCCCGGCTGGTGGATCAGGGCGGCGGCGGGCGATAGGACGGCTATCCATTCGATGGCGGAATACTGCGCTCAGGACGTACGTACGACGGAGCAAGTTTATTTGCGCCTTCGGGCCTACGATAATCCACACCCCAACATGTACCCCGACCGTGAAAGCTGTTTTGCTTGCGGCGGGTCGGTTAATTATCGCGGGACGGCGTTGACGGGCAAATATCGTTATCGTCGGTATCAGTGTGGCGATTGCGGCAAGTGGGGGCGCGATATGAAACGAATCGCGTTAGTGAATGGTTGATCATACGGTTTGTAAGCGTAAAAAGCCGAAGTTTAGCATAATGAGTGATGAACTGTTGGCGCTAAAGATAGTCGAGGGGCGGCTGAAGGAAATTACCGAGATACTTAGGCGCATTAAAAAGCGGAAGAGGGGTTGAGGGGATGCCAGTTAATACCGATCCAAGAAATCTAGCGAGCCTACAGCGGTCACGAAAGCGCAAGAGCAAGTCTGATCAGGGCGAACAGGCTGACGTTGAGCAGTTCGTTAGTAAGCTCCGCACCGACATTGACGGCGCTTGGCGTGCAACTGCGAACTGGCGCGAAACTGCGCTTGATTGTTTTAACTTTGTTGAGGGTAAGCAGTGGGAAGATAAGGACGTTGAGTATATCAAGAAGGAATCTCCTACTCGGCCAATTATGACCTTCAACGACGTATTGCCAATCGTGCGGATACTCTCAGGCATCGAGCGACAAGCACGCGAAGATTTCAAGATTCTGCCACGGCAGGGCGCAGACACCGACTCGGCGCAAATGATGAGTGAGCTATTTCGCTTCGTGTCGGATGCAAACCTGTGGTTTTACCAGCGGATCAGAAAATCCAACGACGTGAACATTGCAGGCAAGGGTTACGTCAAGGTCGATATATCGTATGAGAAAAACGTACTCGGCGACGTGTTGATGCGGCGCAAGAGTCCGTTTGAAGTGTTTGAAGATCCGCTGGCCGATGAATGGGACGGCTCGGACCGTCGCTGGTGCGCTGACGGTATCTGGGTCACAGAGGATGAAGCTAAGGAATTGTGGCCGGAGTTCGAGGATCAAATAACATTTGGTGAGTGGTTGTCGAGTGATACCGGCCGAATGCCTGCGCACCTGCTCGGCGACACGCTCGGCGACATTTCGCAATACATAGACAAGCAGACCAAACGCGTGAGGATCTTCGATTACTGGTACAAGAAGCGCGAGGTGGTCACAGTAGCGGTCAACTACCTGGACGGCGAATCTTACCCGGCTACAGATGACTGGCTGGCAAAGATCCAGCAAATGCCTCCCGAAGAGCAGGCCAAGTGGAAATACATTCGGAGGCCGGCAACCACGGTTAGAGTCGCCACATTCATGAACTGGATTTTATTGCAGGACAAGGAATCGCCTCTACCGTTCTGTGAGCTACCGATCACGCGCTATATGGGCTTGCAATACTTAGGCGATCCATTCGGCATTGTGAAGGACTTGCGCGATCCGGCGCGGCTCAAGAATAAGTCCGTGTCTCAGGCGCTTAACCACCTTAACCGGAGCGCAAACAGCGGGTGGATGAACCATGCAACGAGGGGCGCGGATAGCGGGATGCTGGAAAAGTTTGGTAGTGCACCGGGTGTTGTCGTTAATTATCGGGAAATAGAGCCTAAAGAAATCCAACCAGCGCCGCTCTCGACGGGTCATGTAACGCTGGTACAGTTCGGGGCCGATCAGATTAAGGCGACTTCGCTAGTCAACGCGGAGCTCCAAGGGGTTCAACACTCTAACGCGGTATCAGGTAAGGCGATCCAGGCGCGTCAACAGGGCGGGTTGGTCGGTAACGAGGATTTATTCGATAACGGTTTGCTTGGTGACAAGATTGTAGGCGGGCAAGTGATCGAGTGTATCAAGGCGATCTTTCCCCCTGAGCGGGTGCAAGAGATTGTCGAAAACCTGTCAGCGCGAAACGCTCAAGGCGTGTCAGCGATGATGATACAACACAATCAGGCGCAGTTGCCGACGATTATCGAGACAATGTTGCGCTCCGACTACGATTACGTAGTTGATCGGGCTAGCGCCATGTCGAGTATCCGGCAGCAAGACTTGGCCGATCTGCGCGACATTGCCAAACAGTTCACCGATGCGGGCGCGCCTGTGCCTCTTGCTCTCATTCGTGAGGGAATCAACAAGATGGACATTTCGGAAGAGGCGCGGGGCGAAATGATTGCAGAGATAACGATGATGCGTCAAGGCGGCATGATGCCTCCGGGCGGCCCGGCTGCTGGCGGGAAACCGATGGTATAAATATTAACCTTTAACGGCGGAGGGGTGGTTGTGGACGAATTGGAAAACGAGAAAGTAGAGGGTGATGATGCTGGCGGCGGTGGCAATGTTGTTTCTGATGATAGCGTGTCAGATGCCGGCGATGTTGAGTTGGAACAGTCGGAGGAAGGCGCGGAAGCTGAGAGCAGCGAAGAGGAAAAAGCAGAGCAGGTTGAAGCAAAGCCGGCGCGTAAAGATCCCACGGAGGGGATGACACCGGAACAGGCGGTTGAATACTGGCGCAAGCGGGCGACTCACTTCGAGGGTGACTACAAAAAAGAGAGAACCAAACGGCAAGGGTTACAGCGAACCGGGCTCGAAGGCATACCGATACCGAAGGATAAGGGCAGCGAAAAGCCGGTAGCGACCAAACCCCGCGAGGAAATGACTCCCGATGAGTTCGCTGAGGATCTTAAAAAGGGGTTACTTGCAGAGGTCGAAGAGAAGTTCACCGCTGCGCAAATCTCGCGGCGGGTGGAAAGCTCCGAAACGTGGGCGCGTCAGCAATACGATGGTTCAGACGGCAAGCCAACCTATGACGAAATGTTCGACAAGTACGTAGCGCCGTTCATTATGAAAAACCCCGGCGTGTATCATGTCCTAAAAGTCATGCCGAATCCGGCCGAGGCGACGTATGCGCTCGGCTACTTGCTCAATCCTGAGCTGCGAGAAAACGGCGATAAGCAGACGCAAGCGTCGGCGCGTAAGGATCTGGTCAAAAAAATCAACGACGCGACCAAGAAGGCAACCACGATCAGCGGCAACGGGCGCGGGCTAAAAACGTCCACGAAAAAGGATGCGAAGTATTTCACCGGGCTGAGTGATGATGACTTCGAGCGTGAGATAGAAGAAGTGAAAAACGCTTAGGGCTTTACAAACAGCAGATTTATGCGATCATGGTGTTAATAGACACATACTTTCGTGACACGCGTAGTGCTTTGCATTTTATTTTAAAGAAAGATTGCAGCCGGGGAAGACATGTAACCCGGTGACGTAGTTTACAGGTGGGGCGCTCTTAGGGTGGGGCGCTCCACCTTCGGTTTCCCTCTCACCTATCACCGCCGACAGGCTCGGCAATTCGGGCGCTTCTCCATTAACGAAGCAGGGTTTTGGTTTTCAAATTTTCGTTAATTGGGGGTTCGCTCAAATGGTCGGGTACACTACTTTAGACGACGACACTCAGACATTTTATAATAGGACGCTGTTGGTTCGCGCTGTTCCTGAACTGGTGCATGATAAGTTCGGACAGCAAAAACCGATCAAGATGAACAGCACGCGCAAGCAGACGTTTCGGCGTTACAATGCTTTTGCGATTAACACTACACCTCTGATCGAAGGTGTAACTCCTCTCGGTAAAGATCTTTCCAAGACTGATGTAACCTGCACGCTCTCACAGTACGGCGATTTCACCACGGTTACGGACGTTGCGACTTGGGTTTCCAGAGACAAGGTTCTAACGGAAGCGGCTGAAGTTCTCGGCGAACAAGCCGGTCAGTCGGTCGATGCGGTCTGGCGCGATATTCTCGTTGCCGGCACTTCAGTTTTCTGCGCCACCGATAGCGTGGGCGCAAGCGATACGACTCGTACAGACGTTGATGGTCTGATCAATACACTCTTGCTGCGTAAGGCGATCCGGCTCTTGAAGGGTCAGAACGTCAAAATGTTCAACAAGATGATTAAGGCCGGGCCGGGCATCGGGACTGAGCCTGTTCGCGCCTCGTTTTGGAGCATCATCCACACCGATGTCGAGTTCGACGCGGAAGAAATGACCGGGTTTATCCCGATTCATACCTATCCTGCGCAAACCGCAGCCATGCCTTCTGAGGTTGGCGCTTATCGCAATATCCGCTTTGTTACTTCAACTCAGGCGAAGGTCTTCCCTTCGGCTGGTAACAACGTCACTTCGGGTCATAAGACCACGGACACGACTAAAGAAGACGTGTACTGCACTTTGATCTTTGGCATGAACGCTTACGGTATCGTGCCTCTGAGCGGTCACAGCTTGGAAAACATCGTGACGCCTCCGGGCGGTCAAGGTGATCCGCTGAAACAGCGCAGCACTTCGGGCTGGAAGGCAATGACTACGGCGATCATTCTGAACGATGCCTTTATGACTCGTTTGGAAACTGGCGCTACTGCTTAAGCATACGACGGAAAAGAGGAAACTATAACAATGAAACGTTTTATAAACACGCGGGTCGTTCTCGACATGGAGAGCGGCAAGGTTATCAACCGTGAAGGGTTCGAGTATGACGGGCCGGTCGCGGAGGCGGTCACTGCAACGTCCGTCACCAAGTTAGTGGAAGCACACGAACATGGCGCGAAAAGGGAAGTGTATTCCTTCTCTATTGATCCCGGTTCTATCGCGGCCTTTGCTCAAGAAGTCGAGACAATGGCCGTCACTGGTGCGCGGTCTGGCGATCCTGTCTCCGTGAACCTTGAGGCACCGGGTGCTTCGATTGCGGTGCAGGGAGCGAAGGTCACTGCGACTGACGTTGTATCTTTCTACTTGGCAAACCATCAGGCTACCACGGCGGTGGATTCGGGTGCGCTCGTCGGGTACTTGACGATTTACAAGAAAACGGTTGGAAGCTAAGACAAAGGTTTTCATCGGGCAACCGAATAAGGGGGATGTCAAGTGGAATACTATGGCATCCCTCTTTTCCACATTGGCGCTAGCAAACTACGACACGGCGCTACTAGGGCAAACCGGGCCGGTTCTGGACTTCAATCGGAATTTCGTTTGCAAGATGGCGCTGGAACATTCCGCGACTCATGTCTGCTTTATCGACACGGACATGGTTTTCCCATCAGACACGATCAACCGGCTTTTAGAAATCAGCAAGCCTGTGGTCGGGGTTGCCAGCCGTAAGAAGAAACTTCCAAGACAATACACAATCGAAGTCGATGAAGCGACGGGAGCGCGGCCTATCGCTGACAGCGAGCTACCGGCTGCGCCTTTTTGCAGAATTGGCGGCTCTCCGATCCTGGTCGGTACGGGCATCATGCTGATTGATCTGCAAGCAATCAATACGGCTCTCGCTAAACCGTGGTTCAAGTTTGAAACTTTCTGGAATGACGAAGAGGTAGGTTACACCGGCGAGGATCTTTATTTTTGCCGTAAGACTTGGGCGGCGGGTCTTGAAGTCTGGTGCGATCCAACAATCGACGTGAAGCATATTGGCGATTTTGAATACTAAATTGGAGGTGCGGTAATGGCGGAAAAAAAGAAGATCTCTCCTGAAATGACGGCGTTTGCCAAGCAGTTTCTTGGCGCGATGAATGTCGATGCGGCGGAACTGACAGCAGAGGACAAGCGCGAGGATGAGCTAGCCGGCAAACAGCTAAAGAGCGAAGCGGCACGGCAATCCAAAGAGCAGCACTATTGGGTTCAAGTAATTCGGATGCCCGATGATAACGAGTCGCACATTTTCGTGGGCGCTGCGGGCGTTGCGTATCAGCTCGCAAAGGGCGTCAAGGTTCCGGTTCCTAAAAGTGTGCTCAATGCTTTGAGTATGGCGCGGGTGGACGGATTCGTACCGATCATTGACGACCAAACGGGCATGAAGAAACAAGCCCGCGTGTCCTATGATCGTTACCCGTTGCAGATTTTCGGGGAGTGCTCGCTGGCCGAAGTGAAGGCATGGCGGGATGAAGAGGCGCGTAAGTCGCGGGAGCGTACCGGCATTGTAGATGCGCCGAATGTTGAAGTGTTGGGCCGTCCGTCCGTCGAGTACGGCAATCCCGAAAAGGTGTTGAGTGACTAAGGGCGAAATAATCGACCGTGTTCAAGAGTTAATGCAAGATCCATCACCGGCTGCGCGTGGGTTGGCCGGTGCGTGGGTCAACTTGGTTCTTGATGATCTCGCCTCGCGTGGGCTGCTCGAATCGCTACAGCGCGAAGAGTCAACGGCTCTAATCGCTGGCAACGGTGTCAGCATGACGGTGGGGCGCGACTACGATCTAGCGCCGAACACGGACAAGGTTTTCAAGGTCTTTATCCCTGCGCTTGGAAACGCGGGGATTCTCAAAAAGAAATCCTCAACTGAGTTTTTGGAACGGATGCTACGCGACGGGGCGGCGTATCAGTCACAACCTGAGATTTACATGATCTTTGGCAATCGCACCTTGCGGATTCATCCGGTGTGTACAACGCAACTGGCTCCGGCTTCGCCTACCGATCTGCAAAAACTCTACATTTGGAAATACAAAGACATTGAGCACCTTGTAGAAGCCGACGAAATCACGGAGCTGAAAAACAAACATACGCCCTTGCTGGTCAGAGGCGCATTTGTTTTCGGCGCTAAGTTCGACTCGCAAGACGATTACGTAAAAGCCAAAGCGGAGTATGAGCAGGGAATAGCCGAGTTTCAATTCGATCAGGTGAGTGATCCCGATAGGGTCGGGCAAGTTCCGTATAACGACAATTAAATGCCGGCTCTATTACATGAAGTTCTAAATGACTTTAGCGGCGGGACCAATCTCCGTGACGCTCCGCTTGGGTTGGCACCTAACGACTGTATCGGGCTCACGAACATGTACCCGATTGCGGGCGGCGGCGTGGTCGGGCGCGGCGGTCAATCGGTGTTCAATCAAACCGGGATAAGCGCAAGCCCGATCCGTTCAATGTATCGGTTCTACAAGCAGGACGGAACGGGCGTGCTGCTCGCCTCAAACGGTACGGGCATGTATCAAGCCGATGAAGCTACCGGAATTTTTTCGCAGATTGGTGGCGCGACTTATACCAACGATCAACGTTTTTCTTTCACGTCTTGGAGCGCGAAGGATAAAGTTTACTGGATTAACGGGATTGAGCCACTATCGAGCTACGACGGCACAAGCGGCGTATCAGTGTTTGTTGGCGGCTCTCCGCCTGTCGGCTCGCAAATCGAGTTTCACGGTGATCGACTCTGGATCCTACAAAACAATCTCGTTCGCTTCAGCGATTTAAATACTGACGATTCATGGCCGGGCGCTGCGGCGCTCAATATCGCCGATAATCGCGGCGGGGCTGGAAAGTTCTTAAAGAGCGCGAACGGCGTACTGATTGCCGGCAAGAGTACCGGGCTATGGCGCTTTGAGGGTTCGCCTATCCTCGGCGGGCAGTTGACGAAGTATAGCAATGTTGGGTGTGTCGCGCCGTGGTCGGCGTCGGTTGTTTCCGCAATCTCGGCAAGCGGTCAATCTATCCCTGTGGCGGTGGTGTTTCTCGGTGACGACGGGGTGTATGTGACCAACGGGTTTGACGTGCAGCTGGCTTCACCAAAGATTCAAGCATCGGTCTTTACCGGGCGGTTCTCTGGCGCGGTGGGCAAGTATTACCCGAAACTAAAGCAGTACTGGCTCTCGTTCAATCCAGCGGGAGCTGCGAATAATACGCTCTGGGTCGCAACAACGCTTGACGCGGTGGACGGGCAAAAAATCGCATGGGCGAATTATACCGGATTTAATCTCGATGCGTTCGCCGTGTTCGATGGCGGCAACGACAACGGGGAATTTTACGGCGGGCTATCGACGGGCGGGACGGTGCATCAGCTCGATACCGGGGCGCTTGATATTGCCGCCACATACGAGTGTCGTCTGGCGAGTAGATTCTGTGACTTCGGAGCCGCGGATAAAACAAAGAGCGTGCGCTGGATAAAAACCGTTTTCGATGCGCGGAGGCCGGTTTCTTATCTGCTCAATTATTTCGACAGAGCACAATTTTCCAGCGGCCTTCAGTCTGACAATACAGAGGGCTTGGTGTGGGACGTTGGGAGTTGGGACGTTGATACCTGGTCACAGCGGCAATCGCAAAATACGCGAACGTCCACGCTCAATTCGGGTCTTGGGCGCTATGTCAACCTGACGCTATCGAATACCGGCGACGGCGCGGCGTTTCGCGTTGATCGGATCGAAATGGAAGCAATCGAAAAGCAGGGCGGCGCTTTCGAGTTGTTTACCTTTAACAGCATACCGTGAGGGGTGGGGCGTGGGGATAATCACTAAGGCTTATACTTTTCTTGCTAACACGCTGGCTGAGTCAGCGAAGGTCAATACCAATTTCGATCAGCTATTTACCGAAGTCAACGGCGGGCTCAATAACGAAAACGTTTCCGCCTCGGCGAACATTGCGCAATCGAAAATCGCCAATCTCGTTTCGGACATGGCAGCGCGCCTCCTGAAGGCCGGCGACACGATGACGGGTGGTTTAACTATCAAAATGTCTGGCCCAACGCTCCGCTTGATCGGTACGGAAACGTCGGCGCGGGATTGGTTCATCGGTGAAACGGCGGGCATAATAGTTATTTACCGCAACGACGGCACGGAGGCGGTTCCGGTGCTGACTCCGGTCTTTACGTTCCCTATTGATGGCAATCCTGTCGTCAATACGGACGTTGCGACAAAGCTATTCGTTGACGGTCTGGTCGATCAATATTCCCGGTCTCTGAACTTTGCGCGGGCGGTAGTGGTAAGCGGTGATGCAACGACAAACTTTACCGGGTTTGCCGGTATTGCGGGGCTCACAACGAATATTACAACAAGGGCGCGGCGGCTGCGGATTACATTAACGGCGACGGGCGAAGTGGCGGCGACTACTCCTGCAACGCAAGGCTGGGTCGATTTTGACATTGACGGTACGCGGGTCGGCGGTGGCACTCAAGGGCTAATGACTATCGGCGGGCAGGACGGCATCGGCTACATCGGTCCAATCAATGCAAGTTTCATAACGGACGTGGTGACGGCAGCAACGCATGCCGTGAGCATGCAGTTTCGCACGAATGGCAACGGGTTAATGACGGTGCGCGCCAATACTGATCAGCCGGCTTGGCTGACGGTGGAAGAGCTACCTTTCTAATGCCGCGCCGTGTTCAAGACTGCGGGGCGCTCAATCCGCAAATCGCAGACATTGTAAGCAGCGCGATTGATCGGCGGGAGTTTGTTGACGTGGTGACTGATCCTAACCCTGACTTTGAATTTTCGGTGGCTCACGGATTGGGGCGGGTACCAGTGGGTTACATTCCGATTGTTCAGGATAAGGTAGGGACTCTCTATCTTGGGGATGGGCCATGGACAACTGAAGAAATTTTTCTTAAGTGCAGCGTTGCGAGTCTGTCGGTTAGGATCCTGGTGCTTTGATGGATAGCGCGAAGGTGGAAGCGGCTATGCGGCTAGTGCGAAAGACGTTCGATATGACCGGGTGGACGGAAGGCACGATTGAGGCGGCGCTAAAACTTTGCAGCGGGCTGATGGTGGATGAGGGGGCGGGAGTTTGCGTCGGGTATTTTCGCTACTGGCCGAATCTTGGGCCGGCTGTTGAAATGATGGACGTTGCGGAATTGGAGCGGGCAGACCTTGAAACCGGGCCACTACTTCATTTCGCGGTGTGGATTGCGCCTGTACGGAGTTTCCTGCCGGTGCGCGAGTTAATCAAGACGCTCAACCCTTGGGGGGTAACGTGTCATCGGTTCAAGCGCGGCGAGTTTCGTTTTGCGTGTCAAAAGAATCGTCATTTTGTGGTGGATGGGGGGCGGTTAGATGGTAAGCGGCAGCGGCGGCAGCAGCAAGAGCAAGAGTAAGCAGGAATCTAGCCAAGAATCTCAGTCAACGAACAAGACTAAGTTTCCGCTTGATTTTCTTAACGAGGCTTATACTTACTTCGGCGGCGATCCTAAGACAACGGACTATAACCCGAAGTTCACCGGGAGCGATTATTTCCAGCCCGATTATGGCGCGGCTCCTAATTACGTCGGGTTCGATGACTTCGACAAGCTCGAAGCGAATCAATACGGCTCGCAAAAATCGAAGCTAGAAGACGCCTATAACACGGCGGTCAACAATCAGCGCGAAGAGCTGTCACAGTCAGGCTTGCTCAATTCTCCGAATCAATACCTCGAAGGGTCGGCGCGAACCGGACTCGATAAAGGATATTTGCAGCAAATCCAGCAAGCGGCGCGGGATGCGTCAAGCCAAAGCCTAGCGGCTAAGGAAAACGAAGCAGCACGGCGAACAGGGTTTAACCAGAGCGAAGCGGCACGGCGCACGGGGTTCAATCAAACCGAAGCGGCGCGGCAATCCCAAGCGAGCGCGGACTACGGGGCGAGGCGAACGGCTTTCGATCAGGACTCGGCAAAAACCCTGCTCACTAACTTTTTCAATAAATTACTCTTGGCGATGCAAGCGGGGCGCGAGTCGCAGTCCACTTCGAGCGGCCAATCGAGCGGTTCGAGCAATAGCGACAGTTTACAGGGCAGCGGCGGCTTTCTGAAGTTTTAAGTAAGCGGGGGGCGATATTATGGCGGGCGGCGGGTTACACGATTTCCTTGATTACGTCACCGGCAACACGGATCAGCAGCGCACGGCGGCGTTTATTGACAACGATCTACCGGGGATAGTGCAAAACTTTCACGGCGCTACGCAAGCGGATCAAATCCATAAACTTGCGGCCGATTTCGTTGGGCGTGCTGTCAAGGCAGGTTTACCGCCGCAAGCAATCGACGCTCTGACTCATCATTTGGCCGATGCGAGTCTGCAAAACATGGGCGCTGATGAGATTAGCAAGTTGCAGCAATCAATCCAGGGTGGCGGCGGGAGCTCCATGCCGGCAACCTTCTCGCGGGAAGGCGAACCGGAAACGGCTGCTCCTGCGGCTCAACCTCGCCAATTCGGTCAAGGTGACGCGGTGGGGCTTATGGGATTGGCGAACAAGTTCAACATCAAGATCCCTCAACAATTAGCGCCTTTGCTTACGACTCCCTCCGCTGTGCAGGAAAACGAAGCGCAAGCGGATCAAGCATCGCAAGCGGCGCGGGCAAATCAACAGCTCGCCTCTCAGCGGAAAGTCGAGACGGCAATCAAGGATGAGGCGCTAAACTCTAACCGCAACTTGCCGAACACTCCCGACGAAACCGGCATTTCCCCGCGTGCTCTTGCTCTCGGAAGTGAGGGTAAGGGGTTGATGGGATACATGAACAATGCGGCGAATAACAGAGCAGAGGCACCGTTGAGGTCTGCGCGTGTGGGTCAAGCTAACGCTGCGGCGGGTGCGTCGGGCGCGGCTGCACGTGCCTCTAATGCGCGAGCTGCTTTTATCGGCGGGCCGGAAACTGAATTGACGCGGGCAAGAACGGCGAACGTTGGGGTAGGCGCAAACGGTGACACGGAAGAGGAAACCACAACGGATCGAGTTGTTAGCCCTGACGATCAGTTACTTGCTGAACGGGCGATTGCAAAAGCGGCAACTGATCGGGGCATTGACAAATTACCGCCTGAGCAGCAAGGGCCGGCGCTGGCAAAGCTGGCTGCTGACTTTGGTTACGATATTCAGGGCAACGCCTCGCTTGACGCGGGGAGTCCTGGGTATCTCGGCGGGATGCTCGGCGGCGCGGGCAAGTCACCGGCAATGATGAAGGGTCAATATAGTTTCAAGCCGAAGCCGAAAGTAACAACGAAAACCAAAACGAGGGGCGGCGCTTCACCGGCTGGCAATCCGGCAGAAGCGGCGCAATACGACGACGCGGTGCGCGGCAACTCTCAGGACCGTCAACAACTACTCAGGGATATTCTTAGCGGAAAGCGATAAATGGCGGGCATCGAGGACACATACCCCGCGTTTGCCGACAATATCCAGCGGGCGCGGCAAGCCGGTTTCTCTAACGATGAAATCGCGGGGGAGTTCCAACAGCGAATCCAGCGGGCGACTAAAGCCGGCTTCAGTCCTGATGAGATAAGCAAAAGCCTCGGCGACATTGGGCCACAAGGGATGGAGAAAACCGCTGTCGGTGGCGTGGGCGATACCATTAACGCGGTGGTCGAGGGCGTGAAGAAAGTTCCCAGCGCTGCGCTCGATATGGCAAAGCATGTTGCAAGCGCGGCGATGACTCAACCGGAAGAGGGGTTATTCGACGTTTCTCACGCGCCGCAACGGATGGGTGACTTTCTCAAGGGTGTGGCGTCGGGTGTGACAGCCGGCATTTACAAACCGCAAGCGCCAACAGACGAAGCACAAGCGGCGCGGCAGACTGCCGGCAACCTCGCGGGCTTTGCTGTGCCATTCGGCGCGACTGCTAAGGTCGCAAGGGCTTTAGGCGCTAACAGGCTGGCAAGTGAGGTAATCGCGGGAGCGGCAACCGGTGCGGCTGAACCGGCTGCGCGTGGTGATGTACCGGGCGCGGTACAGGCGGCGACAACCGGCGGCGCTCTCGGCGCGGGGTTCTATACCGCCGGGGCTGCTTTCAAAAAAGTTTTCGGTCGTGCGCCAAAAGATCAAGCGGAAATCCAGCAAGCGGCCAAGCAACCGTCATTCGTTGAAGAGTTTAGCAAAGTGACACCGGAAGAAGTCGAAGCGTTCAAAAACGAATCAGCGGACGCCTTTGCAGCTTCGCCGACGAATACACCGCAACGGGTCGCGGTCAAAGACATGATGCAGCAACCGACTTACGGGCCGGACACGGTGCGCGAGAACATCAAAGCGGGTCAACGGCAGCTCTCGTTACAGCGGCTTCAACAGCAAATGGCTGACCTTAACAAGTCGATTGATGAAAGATCGCGGGCCAACCGGCCAGACTACGGCGAACAGGTCGCAGCGCAATCGGCGGAAGCGTTGACGCCTGGGACACCGCAAACGATCAGCGAGCTATTACAGCGCGAACAGAACGGGGCAAGGGCTAACGCTACAGCGGAACCGGCGGCAGAAGTGCCAATAGTGAAAGAGGCTTCGCCTACGGTCAATTCTGGCGCAACGGCGAAGTATTACAGGGGCGGGCCTTCAAGCGAACCGCCTCGCGGTATGACGGCGGCTGACGTTGTGCGGTATGAGCGCGAGGAATTAGGAAACAATATCGCCGTCGAAAAGGGCGTTGACCTTACGCGGTATCCATCTGAGAGCTTGCAATGGCTCTCTCCGAATGAAGAGTATGCGGCGGAATTTGGCGACGTTTCACCGGCTGAACTGCCAAAGGGTGCGAAAATTCTCGCTCGCGATCCCGACGGCGGCGTTTTAGTTGGATCGGAAAATTTATCTCGATCGGCGAGCGTGGAGGAAAAGCCAACTCCGCCGGCTTCTCCTGCGCCGGTTGAGGCCAAAGCTGCGGTAACGGCGGCACGTCCTAGCTTAGGCGAAAGTGGCGACGATGTTTATAGAGGATGGAAAGAGGCGTCAAGCGATCTCTCCCCGCGTGAGGTCGTCGTTGGGATTATTCCCGGCGAGGGCGTTTATTCGTTCAAGGGTGATAACATCGTTCGCAATTTCACAGACAAAACTAAACGGGGCAACGTCGCAACGTATCGCGATGCAACGAAGGCGGAAATTGACGCGATCCATGACGCGATTGATAACGGGACGTTTCAAGTAGAGCGACAACGGATTACAGGCGCGGGCGGTTTGTTTAAATCCACGGATGCCGGCGAAACCGTAAAGGTTTTGCATCAGGCAACCGGAACCGCACCGGGCAAAAAGGCTGCTCCTGTTGACACGGAAACCTTACTCAATCGGGCGCGGCTCACCGACGAACAAAAACGGGCGTACCGTGAATCGGCGAGCATGGAAGCTCCTGCGCCGGTCGAGGCCAAAGCTGTCGAAGAAGAAGGCGCGGGCTATCCGAAGGTCATCCGTAGCGATGAGCAACCGCAAGCAGCGGCGCGAAAGATGAGCGACATTCTCAAGGGCGAAAAGGGCGAAGTGGTTTTACGCGAGGATGGGCCGAAAGATGAAACAGTTGGCAAAGGACGGCTCGCCTTTGGTCAATTCCTCGAACAGTCAACCAATACGCTCAAGAAAAAGATGGGGCCGGAAGGCGGCGAGTTAGCCGATAGGATCAAAGCATCGCGCAATGATGCCGAAATCGACGCGGGAAAAGCTGTCGAGGCGGTGACGGCTCAAACTAAAAAGCTCACAGCCGGCGAGAAGTTAAACCTTGTCGATGTGCTCGAAGGCAAGGCGCAGCCTGTCAGCAATGCGGTGGAAGCGGCGGCAAGTGTGGCGCGGGGCGAACTGGCGAAAGTGGCCGATCAGTCGGCGCAAGTCGGGCTATCTATTCGCAATCCGGCAACCGGCGAGAGGATCCCTTTTCAACCGCGTGAAAACTACTTTCCGCATATCGGCGGGAAAGAGTTGGGGCGAGTCGTTAAAGATCCAAATATGCGGGTCAAGATAAAAGAACAGCTCAAGGCGCAAATGGGTGAAAATGCCAACGACGCGCAAGTGGAAAAAGCCTTGCAGCAAATCTTAAAGAACGCTCGCGGGCGGTATGGTCACTTGGAAATGGCGCGGCTTTTCGATCTTGGCGACTACGAGAAGAACCCGAACGTCGCGCTCTCTAAATACTTCGGCGATGCGTACCGGCGAATCCATTTAGCGAAACAGTTGGGGCCGGAATTTGAAAAAGCTGAAGGGTTATTGACCAAGATCGGGCAGAGCAAGGGGCAGGCGGCGGAAGATTTCGGGCGCACCTTATACAAGCGGTTTTCCGGTACGGAAGAACACGATCCGACAACGCGGACGGCGGTTCAGGCGGCAACTAACTTCCAGGTCGTGACAAAGCTCGGCCAAGCGGTGATCGGCAACATGACGCAGACGAGTTACACGGCTATAACTGCCGGACTCAAAAACACCATGAAGGGTTTCCTAAAAGCACAGACCAAAGAGGGCAAAGGCTTCGCGCTCAAGTCGGGCGCTATTCTCGATTCTGCGATCAACGACTTTATCGGCGAATCGACGGAGGCCGGCAAGAGCGGGCCGTTGGGCAAGGCTGCGGAAATCGTTTTGAAGCGGTCGGGTTTCAACTTTGTCGAGCGCATGAACCGGGCGGTGGCTTCTAACGCGGGAAAGTATTTCGCCGATGAGACGTTCGCAAAGCTGCAAAACAAGCCTAATAGCGCGGGGCTGCGGCGTGCTTTAGAGAAAATGAACATCAACGTCGATGAAGCGCTGAACCGTGGCTCACTGACTCCTGACGATCAGTTACGGGCGGGGCAAGCGATAGTCAACCGCACGCAATTTAAGACCGATCCAAGCGAAACGCCTTTGTTTTGGTCAAGCGATGCCGGGCGTTTACTGACTCAGTTTAAGAAATTCGCTTTCAAGTCGAGTCAATTCTTGAAAGACGAAATCTTGAAAGAGGGATTTAAGGGCAATCTGAAACCGCTGATTCGCGCAGGGGTGGTGCTGCCGGTCGCGGGCGCTGTGGCGACTAAGGCGAAAGACGCGCTACGCTTCGGCGATCAGGGGCAATCCGATGAGACAATAGCCGATTTCGTCGCGGCAACTGGGGTATTTGGGCTATTCACTGACTTCATTGCAAACAAGGGGCGCAGTTCTGTTTCCGGTATCAAGTACATTGCTGGTCCTACAGTCGGCGACATTGGCGATTTTTGGGACGTGGCAAAGCAGACGCGCAACAGGCTGGTTAACGGCGAGGACGAACCGGGAAAACCGCTTGGAAAGTTCATGGCGCGTAACATTCCAATAGTCGGGCCTTCGATCAGAAACATTTTCAACGATGAGAAAACCGACAAACAAAACGCGAGCGCAGAAAAAAGAAAAACCATGCGCGAAATGGGCTTAGAAAAACCTTCAAAGAAAAAACTACGGCGGGAATTGGGGATTGAGTAGGGGGAAAAATGGCAACGTATAATAAAATTAACTCTTTTGTCGAGGCTGTAGCCGAAAAGGTTCACAACCTTGGGTCGGATACTCTGACGATTGCGCTCACGACGAACGCAAACGCGCCAGTTGCGAGTAACACACAACTGAGCAACATAACGCAAATCTCATACACGAACCTTTCGGCGCGGGTTCCAACTATTTCGAGTTCGTCACAATCGAGCGGCACCTATAAGCTGGTTCTCGCCGACTTGGTGTTGACGGCTTCGGGCGCGGTGGCGACATTTCGAGATGTGCTCCTTTACAACGACACGGCAACTAATGATGAGCTCATAGCGTGGTGGGATTATGGAAGCGACATCACTTTAGCCAACGGTGAAACGTTCACTCTAGATTTCGACGGAACAAACGGCGTTCTTCAAATAGCCTAACGGGGGGATTATGAACGTAGAAATTTTGGGCGCTCCGAAAACGGTACGCTTACAAATGAAACACCGGGGTTTGATGCACGCTGCGCCGCTAGAGGTTTGGATTTCGGCGCTGGTGGCGGCAATGACACCGGAACAGAAAGAAGTATTATTTCGAATGGTCGATCAATTCAACTTACAGCTTGACTCCGTACCAGATAAGGCGCGGGTCGTGGCTGACATTCCAATGCCGGTTATAGGGGGATAAGCAATGCTTTCCGATTTTCCAGAAATGAAAGAGTTATTTGACAAGTTGATGGCCGAAAAGGTCGCGCTTGTCGCAAAGGCGAAACCGTTT